TTTGCAAGTTTACCCATTTCGCCTAATGCTTTACGAGCTCTTGCCGCTGACGCTTTTGTGCCGCCTTCAAATTTTTCATTCTCTGCAATGTATGTTTCGTACATGCTTACGATTTGTTCGTGAATTGATTGTTCTGACATCTTTATAACCTCCTTAGTTCATCTTTATGCCGGTTGTTGATTCAATGTATTGGTCTGCCATTGCTTTCTCAGTCTTAGCAATAAACACAATAGATCCTAAGTTTATATCTATTTCGCTATCGCGGCCAACAGTAAAGGTAAATGGCACCAAGCCAATTCCACCTTCTTTAGTTATAGTAAGAGCCATAGGCTTCTTAACTCTCATTGAATCTTTTTCTTTCTTAATTAAGCGAGCTACTACTTCTTCACCTGCTACAGTTTTGAAGCTGATAGTATCGCCTTCTTTATAAGTTGCTTCTAATAACATATTTTATCCTAAACTCGATCCTGTTCCGTTCCATCCGGTTGCATCAATATAAGAAAGTAGTTGCTCATACCCTCCTATATGTTGATCACCTATAAAAACTTGTGGAGCAGTTCTTGGTGCTGGCAATCCTTTTTCTTCAAAGAGTGCCATTAGTTCGCTTGGCTGAATGTCAGTGCCAAGTGTAAATGTTTTGTATTCGACATTCATTTTATCAAATACAGCCTTTGCCTTTACGCATGAAGGACAATGTGGCTTGCTATAAATTACTACTTCTTGCATTATAGACTAAATCCTTTCAATGAATCCTTGTCTACATCTTGTTTGATACCGCCAATAATATATGACTCTACTTCAGTCTCTTGTGGAGCCACTTGTAATCCTGACGAACTCAACCAATGTTGTGTCCAAGGTAGTGGGTTATTATTAAGTGGACGATCATAGATAGGTTTGTAACCTAGTGCTTTTAGCCTGCGGTTAGCAATGTATTCTACATAATGATATAGTAACTCTTCGTTAAGTCCAATGATTGCTCCGTCCTTAAACAAATAGTCAGCCCATGCCTTTTCTTCATCGACACAAGTACGCCACATCTCTAATACTTCTTCTTCACACTCTTTCGCAATAGATTGAAACTCTTTGTCGTCAAGTCCTTTGATCCAATTCTTAAGAATAGAAGTTGATAGGTTTAGGTGTGTTGCTTCATCTCTTGCAATCAATGAAATAATTTTTGCACTGCCTTCCATAACTTTACTTTCAGCAAATGCAAATGTACAAGCAAAGGAAACATAGAAACGCAATCCTTCAAGGATATTAACATTGTGCATTGCTAAGAATAGTTTCTTTTTAACGTCACGCATGTTGCCTTCTTTGCGGTGAATAAATGCATCAGCCGCTTCTGTAAACGCATCGTAGTTTTTTGTAACTGCGGTTGCACGTTTAAGAATCTCTTTGTCATCTAAAATTGTGTCAAACACTTCACTTGGATCTGCATACACATTTTTCATAATATGTGTATAAGAACGACTATGAATAGTTTCAAAGAAGTCCCAAGTAACAATACAACCTTCTAGTTCTGGTAGTGATACGTGTGGCAAGAAAGCCAAACTAGGACCACGTCCTTGTACACTATCAAGTAATGTTTGATATTTTAGATTACTTGTAAAAATATGTTTTTGTTCTGGTCTGAAGTCTGCAAAGTCTGATCTGTCTTTTTGCAAACTAACCTCTTCAGGTCTCCAAAAATAACCAAGCATTGTTTGGTTAAGTTTATCAAATTCTGGGAACTTGAATACATCATACCTTTGTGTGTTTTGGTCTGGTCCAAAGAACATTGTGCTCTTTGTAAAGTCTACTTTATCTTGATTGAATACTGTTTTAGCCATTATCTTTCCTCTGTCTCATAACTCTATCTATTATAACATTGTATATATGCAAAGTCAACCTTTAAATTGCACATGCCTCACAATGTTCTTCATACTCTTGATCTGTACCTGCAAATTCTTCTCTTGCAAGTGGTTGTTTTACTTCGTCTACTATATCACCATCTGTTTTGTAATCATATGTGTTTTGATAGTATGAAGTTTTCCATCCGTACTTATATGTATTAAGCAAATCACCAATCATTACACTCATAGGCACTTCATTATTTTCAAAGTGTGTAGGATTGTAACTCCAGTTACCACTAATTGCTTGATCAAAGAACTTTTGCATAACTGCTACAATATTGATATATCCTTCGTTACTTGGCATATCCCAAAGTAGTGTATAGTGTTGCTTCAGTGTAGTATACTGCGGAACAACCTGCTTAAGAGGCCCTTTTTTACTCTTCTTAACGGACAAGTATCCTCTAGGTGGCTCAATACCGTTTGTGGCATTCGACACAACGGAACTGCTCTCTGATGGCATTTGTGCGGACAATGTTGAGTGCCGTAGTCCGTGCTGTTTAATGTCTGTGCGAAGAGTATCCCAATCATACTTTAGCTTAAATTCTCCTAGTTCGTCAACTTCTTTCTTGTATGTATCAATAGGAAGTATGCCGTCACTATATTTAGTTTGTGGGAAGTATTCACATGCACCACGCTCTTTGGCAAGTGTGTTACTTGCTTTTAAAAGATAGTATTGGAATGCTTCTGTAAGTTCGTGTACTTTCTTCCAAGCTCTTTTGTGACTGTATGCCAACTGATGCTTTGCAAGATAGTGTGCAAGGCCAATATATCCTACACCTAAACTGCGTCTTGCTTTTGTTGACTTCTCAGCCGCCTTAATAGGATACTTCTGATAGTCAATAATTTCTTCTAATGCTCTTACTGCTAGTTCACATAGTTCTTCTAAGTCATCTAAATCTTTAAGTACACCTACATTAATAGCACTTAGGATACACAATGCAATTTCGCCTTCGTCGTCGTCAATATGTTGTAGTGGCTTTGTTGGTAATGTTATCTCTTGACACAAGTTACTCATATAAACTTTATCTTTAAATGAACTGTGTGTATTACAGTGATCAACATTCATAATGTAAATACGTCCTGTTTCTGCACGTTCTTTAATTAGTGCTGAAAATAATTCCATTGCAGGAATAACTTTTTTCTTAATGCTTGTTTTACGCTCATATGACTCGTAAAGTTCTTTAAACTTTTCTGCATCGCCAAAGTATGCTTCATATAAGCCTGGCACATCGTGTGGCGAGAAAAGACTTATGTTGCCACTGGTTAACAATCTTTCATACATTGTTTTGTTAAGTTGAATAGAATAATCTAACTTACGTACACGATTGTCTTCAGTACCTTTATTGTTTTTTAGTACAAGGATGTCTTCAATCTCTTGATGCCAAAAAGGAAAATGTGTTGTAGCACTTCCGCCACGTACACCATTCTGTGTACAACAACGTACAGTTGCTTCAAACTTTTTAAGGAAGGGAACTACACCTGTGTGTGCAACTTCTCCTCCTCGGATTTTTGAGTTGACTCCTCTGATACGTCCTGCGTTAATGCCAATACCAGCTCTTTGAGCTGTGTATCTACCGATGGACATGTCCGACGCAAAGATCGAATCAAGTGTGTCGTCACTGTCAACGAGAACACAAGAGGCAAACTGCCTAACTGGAGTACGCACTCCGGCCATGACTGGCGTTGGGATATTGATTTTAAATAGTGAAGTCGAGTCATAGTATCTCCTTACATAATGTAACCTATCTTCTTTTGGATAGTTGGCAAAGAGTGTTGCCGCAATCATCATATACATATGTTGTGGAGTTTCAAACAACTCTCCGCTTGATCTATCTTGGACAAGATACTTGTCCACAACCTGACGCAGACCTGCGTAGGTAAAGTTCTCATCACGCTTGTGATGGATGTATGAATCTAGTTTTGCTAACTCATCGTCAGTGTAACTGTCTAGTATTGCACTATCATATACACCGCGATCAATATTTTTCTTAATCATTTCTTTTAAATTAATTTTTTCGAAGCCACCATAAACATCTTTATACACTCCGTATAGTAATAGTCTTGCCGCCGCATATTGATAGTTAGGTTGTTCTAGTGTAATTAGATCATTTGCCGATCTAACTAATAAATCTTGTATTTCTCTTGACGTCATGCCTTCTGCAAATTGAATCCCTGCATTCATTTGGATTAAACTACTGCTTACTCCTGCTAGGCCTTCACATGCGAAGTTTACTACTTTGTGGATTTTTTGTATATCTAACGGAACCAGTGTTCCATCACGCTTTAGAATATTTAGGTTTGCTTTCATCTTACTTCACTTCCTTTGATTAAAAAATATTTAGTGTAGTGGAGGCAAGTGGATCACCTTTTGTGATACAATGCTTTCCGGTATTAAGTTGCTTGTGAATACTTCATTGTTGTATCCTAAAACAATACTTCCGTCCAAATACACTAGGTACATGTTTATGTCTTCTTTAATGTCCTTACTGATATGTATCTCCACTTTAGCATCACTAAAACGATCTGTTAACTGTAAAGTATAGGCGCATAATAGTGCAATTTCATACTCAGTAAATGAACTGTTCTCAATCAAGTGCCACGGTTCTGCAACGCTTTTTGGATCCCACGGATTCTCTTTGCGTGAACTTCTTGGTAGGCTCTTGACAAACTGATTGAGCAAGTCAAATGGTCTAGCCGCAGATTCAAGTTGATTCCTTAAATCTCTCCAGACTTTTACTTTGTCTTCAAATTTTAATTCATACATTAACTTCGAACTTTGATTTTGTAGTTGAACTCACCTTGGTCATTTGTTATAGAGTTTAACATAGAAACCACTATTGTGTCAACCCCTAAATTACCATCTGCGTTAATTGTAGCGGCAGTAAAGGTTAATGCGTTTTCGTAGTTACTATCACCCTGATATGTATGATCATCTACAAAACTTAGTGTATTGGTTCCTACGTCTAACATAAATTCCATTGTTCCGCTTCTTTGAGCATTTGCAATTGAACTTTTATAGTAGTATTCAATTTCATAAGTTCTACTGTAGTCACCTGGTAATCTAAACAAGTAAGTGGATGATGATGCCTCTTGAACTTCTAGACTATTAAGGCCGCCAAGTGTTGCGTTTATTTTGCCTTTAATTTCTGACACATATTTGTGTGAGGAAATAAATGATTGGTTGTAACCAAGATCAGCTGTTCTAGCAAAATAGTCTTCAACAGATGAATTTCCTGGTTTATTGAAATCAATTACACTATACTGTGCATTGCCTTCATTGCCACCAACATTACCTACACCTTCAAAGTTATTATGTGAACTAATATTGTTAGTGCCTTGTGTTATAACGATAGCTTCTCTATCAATGTCTGTAAATGAACTTTGACTAATTTTATTTTTACATGGTGCTGTTGACTGTCCTTGTGCACCTAATGATGTTCCTTCACCAAACATTACACCATTACCTAAGTTTTGGAAATAACAACAATGCCAGTGATTATTATAAATGTCATC